TTTCAGAAGAAAAGCACATTATGTTGCTGAATGACCACTCTTGACAGTATAATTCGCTATAATAAGATATCTATGATATCTCAGATATCTCAAACAACTGAACCAAACGACATCAGCTCCACCGATTCCCTCTCTTTCCAGGGATCTCGGTGGTCCTTTTTTCTGTGTCCATAATTCAGAATCTGATAGCCTCACCAGAGACAGAAAAACTGGCGATGTCATCCACTCACCAAAACCTTCCGCTTCATTATAGTTGCGAAAATCATCCCTCACTGATCAATAAGCTGCGGTTGTTGGTGGTGGCATAGAATCTCTCGTCAGAGTACGATCCCCCCGGATCAGGAAGGAGGAAACACCATGGCCGAACCGTTTACCGACCAGATGAAAGAATTCATGAGATTGGAGGCCAGAAACGCATCCAGACCAGAAATCTTTAAGGTCATATTCGGTAAAGATGTGAAGGCATTGACTGATAAGGAAGCCAACCGGATTGATGCCACATTGTACAGATGGCGACACCATCCAGATTACCAGAAAGAATGGCTGTCTGCATTCAAGGCCCAATGGAATCCGATCCTGGCTGATGCCATGACCGTAGTTCAGGAAGGTCTCCATGATGACAGTCTCCCATGGCGGAAAACGCAACACGCAAACCTGGCACTGGCATACGGCACCAAGCTGATTGTAGGCGAGGAAGAACGCAGCATGACAGTGAAGATCGAAGGAATGCCTGAGATCGGATCTCCGGATGATGCATAAGCTGCACAGAGTATTCCGCTGATATCTGATCAACTATGCACATAACAATAGTTTAGCGAATAGTTATCCACAACATCTGGTGTGTCTCATCTGGTGATGCAACAAGCATTGCATAACCAGGAAGAATATGCAGAATCATCTGGTGATTATTCATTTTATTTCCAGTTATTCCCAGATGGATGGTGCAGGATCAGCACACTGCCAGCGACCGGAAACATGGAGCCGGACCGGCGATCAGCACCCCGGGGTGAGGGTACCTGGTCCGGAAGCCGGGGGGCCAGATCGTGCCAGTGACTCCGCGCCCAGGCGACACATACCGAAAATAACCTCCCCACCCCAATCCCCAATCCCCCCAGGGATTTTTTTGCTGATAGCTCCAGTACAACCACGGAGCCGAATGCTCCCCGAGTGGACGGCAGACGATGGACTGGAGATCAGAGGCCCCGCGAGTAGAGATACGCTTCTCCTTTCCGTATCGAAGGTTGACCTCCTGAAAAACATATGCAGTCTTTCCCTTTCACTGCATCATCGCGGGGCCGTTTTTTTCCTGCGGAGCAACCGGAGCAATCTCAAGGCAAGAGCATCAACTGCTGAAAGAGCGCGAACGATTGAGCCTTGGTTGTCTTCGGTTCTTCGCGGGAATGAAAGGTCGGAAGGATGATTTGATTGCCGAGCATTACGATCAATTACCAGCCAACGCCGAAACAGGCGATGTTCCACGCCAGCAAGGCGAATGAGATCCTGTACGGTGGTGCTGCCGGAGGCGGGAAGACGAAGGCATTGATCATGGACGCTCTGTTCCGGTGTCTGAAGAATCCCGGGACAACGGCGGCGATCTTTCGGCGTTCATATCGCGAACTGGAGGACACGGACATCAAGGAGGCTCAGTCCTCATATCCTGAAGGACTCGCCACATACAATGCCGGAAGGCATGAGTACATCCTGGCGAACGGCAGCAAGATATTGTTCCGGCACTGCGAGAACGAAGCCGACCGGTTCAAATACAGCGGTATTGAAATTCAGTTCCTGTACTTTGATGAGCTTACCTCCTTCGAACAGACGATCTACGACTTCATCAAGACGAGGCTTCGTGCGAAAAAGTCTCTCGGGGTTGTGCCGATTGTTCGCAGCGCCAGCAACCCCGGGAATATCGGTCACGGCTGGGTCAAAAAGATGTTCGTGGATGCTGGGCCGTACATGCAGATCATGGAGCAGGAAATCTACTCCGAGGCCCTGCATAAGAGCCGGAAGATCCGGACGCAGTACATCCCGGCACTGGCGCTGGAGAACCCGTTCATCACCGATGACTACATCTTTGAACTCGAGCAAAAGCCGGAGGCTTTGCGGAATGCTCTGCTGAACGGCGACTGGGACAGCTTCGAGGGCCAGGTCTTCAAGGAGTTCAAAAACGATCCAGAGCATTACAAGGACCGGAAGTGGACACACGTTATCGAGCCATTCCCGATCCCGCTGGACTGGCCGCGCTACTTCTCGTTCGATCACGGTTACAGCAAGCCTTTTTCCGCGCTTTGGTTCACAATTGATCCGCGTGGAAGGGCATATCTCTATAAAGAGTGGCCGGGGGTCAAACCGAAACAGGCGAACGTCGGCCTTGAACTGACACCGGTCCAGATTTCGGACGGCATCCTCGACAGGGAAGAAGAGGAGATCCGGGACAACCTGGTGATGCGGCGGACGGCGGACCCGGCTATCTTCGATAAGAGCCGGGGAGACAGCGTAGCTGATCAGATGGCCCCTGGCTACATGGGCCGTCATCGCGGTGTTGTGTTCTCCAAGGGCGACAATGCCCGGATCGCCGGGAAGATGCAGTTGCACGAGCGGCTGCGGTTCGATGAGGACGGCTATCCGATGTTCTACGTTTTCAATACCTGTACGAACTGGATACGGACGGTGCCGACCTTGCCGTATTCGACGAAGAAACCGGAGGACGTTGATTCAGACGCTGAAGACCACGACTACGATGCTACCAGGTATTTCCTGATGGCACACCCAATAGCGCCAACCAAGAAACCGCAGCGTGAGTACAAGCCGTGGAGTCCTTTTGACGAAGACACGCGGAGCGGCAACGTGCAATATCTATAAAGAAAAAAAGGAGGAGTCTCCCCTTCATCTGCTTTTCTGAAAGATCTTGCCGCTCCGCTGTCGATATGAGGTGATTATATGGCAAAGAAGAAAGTACCGGTACTTGAGATACCTGACGAGAAGGACATCCCGCTGGAGGAGGAGCTTGCAAGGCTGCAAGAGCTGACCGGCGAATATGGTGAGCAGCCGCTCGATGAAGAAAGCAAAAAGCTGGTCAACCTGATCTATGAACGGCTGGATATCTTCTCGGAAAAGAATTCCCCTTATCACGAGAAGGCTGATAAGTGCAGACAGATCCTGCACATGGAAGATCCTGATCAGGACCCGCCGGAGGTGCTGGAGCAGAACGGGAAACGCACCCTCCAGCTTCAGACGCTGAAATCGACCATCAATAACGTGGTCGCCGATCAGATGCTGTCCATGCCGGAGGCGAAACTTCTCCCGGAGACCGCTGACATGCAGGACGCTGCCGATGATCTCCAGGACATGGTGCATTATGTCATCTACTGTGCCAATGACTTTGAGCATACTCATTACCGGCTGTGCGAAGACTTCTACGGTGCCGGGACAATGGTTCTTCAGACGGCGTGGGACCCGGACATGGCATACGGCAAGGGCGACATCGCTTTGATCCGCTGGCCGCTGGAAGCCTTCCTGTGGGACCCGACCGCAGAGTACATCCAGGACTGCCGAGCCGTGATGAAGGTTTCCTGGCATCCGCTTTCCTTCTTCAGAGACCATTGGCCGGAAGCCGGAAAGTATGTTGGAGCTGAGGACGCGACACGCAATAACATCGGCATGAACGGCGTTCAGAAGGACGCGGACAGTACCGATGACGAGGACCGCGCCATGCTGATTGAGTACTGGTGGCGGAAGTATGACGCGAATACAAAGCGTTATTCCATCAGTGTTGCGTATGCCGCCGGTCGAGCCTTGCTCGAGGTCCACAACAACATCTACAACCACGGCCTGTATCCGTTCTCCATTCTTCCTCACGACACGATTGAGGGATGCCTCGCCGGTGACGGCCTTGTTCATGAACTCGCGCCGATGATGCGGTACATCAACAGGTACGCGGCATATGCAGACATGAATGCGAGGATGTCTGCAAAGGCTCGTATGCTGGTTCGCAAAGAATCCGGCATCGATGTAGATGCGCTTACCGACTGGAAGACGGATGTTATCGAGGGCGTACAGATAACGCCCGGTGAAGATTGGAACTGGTTGCAGTACGCTCCTTTCAACTCCACGATCACGCAGTTGATGGCGATGTTCCAGAGCGATCTGAAGGCAGACAGCGGTGCAAACCAGTTTACACGCGGTGAAACAACCGGAGGCATTGTCAGCGGTAAAGCCATCAATAGTCTGATCCAGGCCGGTGGCAAGGTTTCCTCCATGAGGACCGAACAGATTAAGCACTTCTTCAAGGACATGGTCGAACAGATCATCTGGCTGATGAGCCAGTACTACGACAATGATCGTGTCATGATGATTACCGGGAAGAAGGGCAAGCGTGTACTCAAGGTAGACACGGAACGTCTGTTTGGCAAGAAGTCCAAGAATGCGGTGACCCCGCCGCCGTATGCGGTGCAGATCGAGGTCAGTTCCCGTGATCCGCAGCGGATCGCCAACCAGAACCAGATGTTCATGGAGGCGTACACCATGTCCGCTCAGGCACAGCAGTTCTTCCCGCTGTCTTCTTTGTTTGAGATCCTGAATCTGGACGGCAAGGATAAGATCCTCCCGGTGATTCGCTCCAATGAGCATTACCAGGAGCAGATGCAAGCGATGCAGCAGCAGCTCGAGCAGATGAGCCAGCAGATGGAACAGTTGCAGGGTGAGAACCAGAATCTGAAGAACACGGCATCCCAGCTCTCCAATACGCTGTCCACAGTGACAGCAAGGCGTGGGACAGGCCAGCAGCCACAGGCTCCCACACTGAAGGTTGACGAGGCCGGTGGCGGACCGGAGAGTCCGAATGCGATTGTCGACAACGCCCGTAACACGATGGGCGTACCTACCGGGACAGCGCTCCCGACATAATATGACAGGAACCCCGTGATTTGCGGGGTTTTTGAATATTCAACACACGATCCGTGATTTGCGGTAGTGCGAAAGGAGATCCTTATGGATTACGAAGAGACCATGGTCAATGCTCCTGACGGTGAAGAGGCGATGGATGATCTGTCCATTGATGGCATCGTTGAGGAAGTAGAAGAGTCTTCAGCCTCCCTGGATGACTTCCTGGACGAAGGCGATAAAGGCGAGGAGGAAGAACAGGCAGACGAACAACCGGGGACTGCGGCCAAGGAACCGGGGTACGTTCGCAAGAGGGTCGAGAAGGCGGTCGCCAGGGAAAGAGCCGCGATGCAAGCGGAGTTTGACCGGCAGATCGCTGAGATGAAAGATCAGTTCGAGGCACAGATGGCTCCGTTCCGGGCAAAGCTGATTGAGGACGAAGCACAGGAGCTGGTTCGTACTCGGAAGATTTCCGATATTGAAACCGCCCGTGAATTTGTCCGGATGAAGCAGGGGCAGCCTACACAGGCACCCGCACCGGCGGAAGAGCCTTCGCAGCCGAGACAGGCGAATGGACAGTTTGCTGCCAAGGAAGATCCGGCAACCTCTGCCCGGATTTCCATGCTTCAGCATCAGTTGGACATGATCGGCGATCAGTACGGTGCCGACGCGGCCACTGGTGTAACTACCGAGTTTACGAATAACCCGGAGATTAAGAGACAGGTTATTGCAGGGAAGATGGACTTTCATGATGT